AGAGGCTGGATATGAACATAAAGAGTGGATTGATATGCATCTTCCAAGTAATCCTTATGCAGCATCAAAAGCAGCACAAGAAGATATTTGCTTTGCGTATTGGAGAACTTATGGGCTTCCTATTGCAATTACAAACACAATGAATATCATCGGTGAAACTCAAGATTCAGAAAAATATGTGCCAATGATCATTAAAAAAATATTTAATAATGAAACAGTAACTGTTCACGGTGATTCAAAAACTGGTGAAATTGGTAGTAGGTATTTCTTGCATGCTAGAAATCAAGCAGATGGAATTCTGCATGTTCTTAAGCAACCATTTCCTAAATATGGTGAAGCAGCAGTTCCTGAAAAATGGAATATTGTTGGTAAAGATGAACTTACAAATCTAGAGATTGCACAATCTGTTGCTAAGTGTATGAATAGAGAACTTAAGTATGAAATAGTTGACTTTAATCAGTCACGTCCAGGACATGACTTAAGATATGCTTTGAGTGGGGATAAGATGACAGCATCGGGATGGACCCCACCTTATTCATTTGATGATTCATTACAGAAGACTGTAGATTGGACATTAGCACATTCTGAGTGGTTGGCACTATAAATAATGACAATCAGGCAAACAAAAATATCTGGATTTTACGAGATTGATAATGTTGTGCATGAAGATGAGCGTGGATCGTTTCAGCAATGGTTTACTCAATACATGCATGAAGATCTTATAGGCAAATTTGAACCAGTTCAAGCAAATACTTCAACTTCAAAAAAAGGAGTAATTCGTGGCATTCATTATAGCACTGCCAAAGATGGTCAGGCCAAGATAGTTATATGTGTTGCTGGAAAAGTTAGAGATGTAGTGGTAGATATTAGGAAAGATTCTACAACATTTGGTGAGTACGATGTTCTAGAATTAGAGGCGGGATCAGGAAAGGCTGTTTTTATTGATGCTGGCTTAGGTCATTCATTTGAGGTACTAAGTGAAGAAGCAACCATAGTATATTTACTATCATCCAAATACTCTCAATTTTTTGAAAAAGAAATAAATCCTTTAGATAAAGATCTAAATATAGACTGGGTTACAAAAAATCCAATCTTATCTGAAAAAGACAAGAAGGCAGAAAGCTTTCAAGAATATAAATCTAGGAAGAGGTAGCATGTTAAAGCCAGTATATGAAGATGCAAAAATATTTGACTGCAAAGATCTATATTTGCATGCCGTTAGTGCTCCATCAGGAAATAAAATATGGAGTGCTTGTCATGAGATTGCACAACTTTTGGTTGAAAAGAATATCTCATATGGGGACTCAGCCTTGTCTCCAAATAGGATATTTGCTCAGTCTGACAATGTTGAGCAGCTTAAAGTAAGAATTGATGATAAATTAAATCGTGTAAAGAATAATCAAGGCTTTGCGGGAGACAATGATATTGATGATTTGATTGGTTATTTAATCTTACTTAAAATTGCTGTTGACAAGAATAGGGATAGTGGAGTATAATTAAGTATGCCAGTTATGCCTATGTGGGTATATATGGTAATATATTTATGTTATGAAAATGAGAATCTGTAAAGCATGTAGCGTCTCTAAAGAGGAGACTGGTCAAAATTTTTATGAAACTGTAAGAGGTGCTGAAAAATTTAGAACAACATGCAAAGATTGTGCTAGAAAAGGCAAAAAAAGGAATTATCCAGAAGATGTTTTACAAAGATATTTAGTTGATGAAAACGGATGCTGGGTGTATACTGGAAGTCTAGACGCACTAGGTTATGGGAATTTTTATATGCAGCAATCATCATATAAAGCACATAGAATTTCTTATGAAGTTCATAAAGGTAAAATTCCAAAAGGATTAGTTATAGATCATAAGTGTAGAAAAAGATCTTGTATCAATCCAGACCATTTAGAAGCAGTTACGCAAGCAGAAAATGTTAGAAGAACTTGGTTGCCACCACATTGTGCAACCTGCAGCTGTAAAGGAGAAAATTAAAATTCCAATTTATGAATACTCCTGCATAGAGTGCGATGAAGATATTGAAATTACTAGAGGCTTCAATGATCCAGAAAATATCCCTACCTGCTCTGAGGGTCATTTAATGAAAAGAGCGTATAACACATTTGGCATCCAATTCAAGGGTGGCGGATTCTATAGTACTGGAGGATAAGTGTCTGAGATAGAGGTTGCTGGTCAATTTGATCAAATGAATAAGGTTGTTGAAGAGTTGCTTAAGGGCAATGCACCAGCACAAATTGCTCGTTCTTTAGAACTTACCCGTGTACAAGTTGATAATCATATTAAAACTTGGAAAGAGTTTGTTCAAGACAATACTGCAATTAAAGCACGTGCAAAGGAAGCTTTGGCGGGAGCAGACGAGCATTACAGTATGCTTATAAAAGAAGCTTGGCGTACAGTAGAACAAGCAGATATGCAAGATGCTTTGAATGTTAAAGCACAATCTCTTAAACTAATTGCCGATATTGAAGCAAAAAGAATTGAAATGTTGAATAAGGCGGGAGTCTTAGAAAACAGCGATATGACAGATCAACTTCTAGAATCAGAACGTAAGCAAGAAATATTGGTAAATATCTTAAAAGAAGTTACGGCAACATGTGATCATTGCAAGTGGGAAGTTGCAAAGAGATTATCAGAAGTAACTGGTCAGGTTGAAGCGGTAGTAGTTAATTAATGTCAGACTTCAATGTATTTTTAGACGCACTTAGTGGCGATGAGTTTGATGAAACTCCAGTTCCTATTGAACAATTTGTAACTGATAAAGCATATCTTGGATTGCCACCATTATCTGAAAATCAATATACCATGATTAAAGCTTCTACCCAGATATATAAACAAGATACTTTAATAAGAATTTACGGAGAAGATGAAGGCCGTAAAATATTCAAGCAAACATGTAATGAAATTATTATGCAATTGGGTAAAGGTTCTGGAAAGGACTATACATCTACAATTGCTTGTGCTTATGTAGTGTATTTGTTGCTATGCCTTAAAGATCCAGCGGTATATTTTGGTAAGCCGCCAGGAGATGCTATTGATATTATCAATATTGCTATTAACGCTGTACAGGCTAACCGAGTATTCTTTAAAGGCTTTAACATGCGTATTGAAAGATCACCTTGGTTCCAAGGACGTTATGTTGCTAAAGCAAACATGGTTGAATTTGATAAGGGCGTTACTGTTCATTCAGGTCACTCAGAGTCAGAAGCTTGGGAAGGTTATAACGTTTTAATTGTTATCCTTGATGAAATTTCAGGCTTTGAATTAGAATCAACATCGGGACATCAGAATGCAAAGACTGCATCTTCTATTTATAAGATGTATAAAGGATCTGTTACATCTCGTTTTCCAGATTTTGGAAAAATTATTTTGCTTTCATTCCCACGCTTTAAGCTTGACTATATTCAGCAAAAATATAATGAAGCGGTGGCAGAAAAAGAAATTGTGCTTAGACATCATAAATTTAAAGTAGATCCAGATCTACCAGACGGAACTACTGGAAATGAATTTGAAATTGAATGGGAAGAAGACCATATCATTTCATATAGAATGCCTAAGATATTTGCATTAAAAAGACCTACTTGGGAGATTAATCCAACACGTAAAATTGAAGACTTTACAGAAGCTTTTTATACAGATCCGCAAGACGCACTTATGCGTTTTGCTTGTATGCCACCAGATGCAACAGATGCGTTCTTTAAGAACAGAGCAGTCATTGAAAAAGCATTTGCTAATCCTAAATTAAATGTAGATGAATATGGTAGGTTTGACGATACATTTAAGCCTAATCCAGAACGCACATATTTTATGCACGTTGACTTAGCCCAAAAGCATGACCATTGTGCAGTAGCACTTGCTCATGTTGAGGGTTGGGTAACTATGAAAATTGGTGAAAACTTTAAGCAAGCAGCACCTAGAATTGTTGTTGATGCAGTTAGATTCTGGACACCTACGGCATCAAAGTCAGTTGATTTTACAGAAGTAAAAGATTATATAACAAGTATTAGAGAGCGTGGTTTCAATCTTAAATTAGTTACATTTGACCGATGGAACTCACATGATATGATGCAGCAGTTGGGTGTGCATGGAATTAAAACAGAAATCCTTTCAGTAGCAAAGAAACATTATGAAGATATGTCTCTTACATTAACTGAAGAAAGATTGCATGGTCCAAAAATTCAATTACTTATTGATGAGTTGTTGCAGCTTCGTATTGTTAAAGACAAGGTAGACCACCCTAGAAAGGGTTCTAAGGACCTTTCTGACGCAGTTTGTGGTGCAGTGTACAATTCAATTGTTTTAACTCCTCCAGATGCCGATCAAGAGGTAGAAGTATATTCATATGATGGAGTATTTTCTGCTGAGATTGAAGATTTAAGAAAAGAATCAGATGCTAGATTAATTAAAAATAGAACAATTAAAATGCCTGATAAACCAGACATGCCATCAACGTTAAGAAACTTTCTTGGAATGCATGACGGGGATGAAGAAGATGATTTCCCTGTTGACAGCGTTAGAATTTTATAGTAGAATACACCTACAACAACAAACAAAGGATATTAAATGTTAGCAAATGGAACGATTAAAACAATTGAAGATGAAGAAGATATCTATATTAGTTTAACTTCATTGTGTGAATATTTTACACAATCATCAGTAAATATGAGAAAAGAAATCAAGCATAGCAATCCAGCAGATAAAAGATACGCAAGTGGTCTTTATGATATGATGCATACAATTGCACAAGAAATGTGTGAACTTGGCAAATATGAAGCACAGCGTAGAATGATTGACAGTCCAGAAGATCTTTTAAAGCTTATTGACAAAGCGAATAACGGTTTGGTAGAATAATACTACCAATGGGGTGTAGCTCAGCTGGCAGAGCGTCCGACTGTTAATCGGAATGTCGTAGGTCCGAGTCCTACCACCCCAGCCAATTATTAACCAACTACTAGAA